GAAGTATACAACACTGGAGCAAGTAGTCTAATAATTACACCAGTACGTAATGCAGTTGGTACAACCGCAGTGATGTACGATGCTACGACAGGCGAAGTAACACATACAGCAACTCCTTCATTTAGCATAACAGGTAATGCTGCTACAGCTACTAACGTAGCATACTCAGGCTTAACAGGCACAGCGCCAACCTGGGATCAAGATACAACAGGTACAGCGGCAATAGCAACAACGTTTACAGTAGCAGATGAAGGCACAGATACTACATGCTTCCCAGTTTTTGCTACAGCGGCAACAGGAAACGTAGGCGGAAAGACAGACAGTGTATTAACATACAACAGTTCAAACGGCACACTATCAGCAACAGCATTTGTTGGAAACATTACAGGTGATGCAGCTGGTGACCATACAGGAACATTTACAGGTAATGTGTTTACTAACTTAATTGACAGTGCTGACTCGTCAGCTATTGTTATAACTCCTTCTTTACGAACATCATCTGATGTAACAATTGATCAAGAATTAAGAGTTGGTAGTCAAAATACATTTGGTCCTAATGGCAAATCAGTAGCAATTATTCCGTCTTATGATACTGGAACTGGTAAGGTTTCCACAGATACACTAGAAGTTAGAGCTATTCAAATTACAGACGTCGACGGTGGAATAATTACGTTAACTGGTGAATTAGACATATCAAAAACTTTAACTACAAATGCCGGACATTTAGGGTTTGGAGATAATAACTTACTAGCATATAGCGGAGTATCAGCAAGTCTAAGAGTTGCTGAATTTACTGGTGATCTTGATCAAGCAGGCGACTTTGAAAATGCTGCAAACTTTAATAACTATATGACTGTTGATAGTACGGTTGCAGACTTTGGTACTGCTGTTAAATTTGCTAGTATGACAACCGGTGTGCGAAATGCACTAACACCAGCGGCTGGTATGGTTGTGTTTAATACTACAGAGACAAAATTACAAGTATACACAGGCTCTGCTTGGGAAGACTTACATTAATAGTTAATACAAACTCATAAAAAAAGCACCATTAAGGTGCTTTTTTTTTGGCTTTAATTTATTAGTGTATTACAATTTTAGTATACATTCAACTAGTTTAGTGCCTTCTTCTTCGTTTGATTCTAACGCTACGCCTACTATTTGTTGTCCGTTAAAGTGTGTACTAGCAATTCCGTTATCATGCACGTAAACCGCTTGTCCTTTGCTCACAGAGCCCGTTACAAGCACTGGAACTCGTCCTTTAAGTGCTAGTGGTTGTCCGTCTGCTTCTGCATTCATTAAGAACGCTGGTTTTGCAGATATAACACCTACTGGTATTGCTCCAAATGCAGCTCTTTCTGATTCAAAACTTGACTGTGCGCCAATTGCCATTACTGTACCTGTTGGGTGTTTTTCGTTAGTTGTATATTTCTCTGCCAAGTCAGCATAGTTTGCGGTTACAGCATTACCAGTTAAGTCACCTACAAAAGTACCTACGCTTAATTCAAGTCCACTTGCTGTAAATGATGCATGGGTTGCGCCTGCTCTTGATACAGTAATGTCGCCGCCTGCACCAGGTATTGCTACACTACTAGTACCATTAGATATTGAAGATGTACTTACACCTCCCACACCTGATGAAATAGCACTATCAACTTGTGCTTGTGTATATGTTTCTGATTTAGCATAAACATCTAAGTTAGTTCTTGCACCAGCGGCTGTTCCAGAACCAGTACCACCTTCAGTTATTGCTAGTGTACCTGTTGCTCCTGCTAAGTTAAGTGAAGTAGATGTAAGTGTTCCTACAGTTAAGTTATCAAAGTAACCGTCACTTGCTGTTCCTGATTCATTAACTTGGCCAACAAATTTAGTTGCTGTAACTGTGCCTGCAGCAAAATCGCCACTTGCATCTCTAGCAACTACATTATTTGCTGTATTTGTTGTTGTTGCATTTAATCCTACTTTAATAGTTACACCTTCAGCTGATGCTGGGTAACTGCTTGGATTTAAACTATCGTTAACACTAACATTTATATATGTTTCTCCAGTATCACGTATTACTCTTTCTATGTAATTGCCTGTTGTATCTGTTCCTAGTGTTACAGAATCTCCTGATGTTGTTAGTGCAATATCTAATGATCCTTCGTCACCATTAAATACTCCGCTACCTGTTACATCACCTGTAAAGTTAAGTGTTAAATCATTTGTCCACTTAGTAGCATTATCGGCTGTACCGTCTAATGCACCAAAAAATGTTGCTGCGTTTAAAGATCCTGTTGCATCTCTAACTGCTACAGTATCAGCAGTTGGTATAACTGCCGCTGATCTATTTTCAACGCCAACTTGCATAGTAGCTGATCGAGTAGCAATGCCATTAAATTGATTTGCTGTTAGGTTACCACTGGCGTCTCTAACCGCTACAGAGCTTGCTGTAGCACTTGCAGAGCCTGTTGCATAGCTTGTTCCGTCTACTGCAATGTTTGTTGCGTTAACAGCTAAATCTGCGTTTGTAGCTATACCTTGAAAGTAGTTTGCATATAAATCGCCGCTTGCATCTCTTGCTGAAATTGTGTTTGCTGTAGCCGCTGTTGATGCACTTCTATATTCTACACCTACTTTTAATAAATCTGATTTTTGACTAGTACCTGTAAAGTTTACAGCATGTACAGTATTCCATCTATTTCCGGAAGTACCTAAATTGTAAATGCCATCACCATCTGGTCTAATACTTGCAGGCCCGCTTGAAGGGTCAATAATAAGTGGAGTTTGTATAGTGCCAGTGCCATCGTATGCTATTAATTTAATTAGACCGCCGTTTGTAGCATGAGTAATTAGTGCATTTCCGCTTGATGTATTAAGTCTAAATTCGTTTGAACTACCAATTCGTAAACCATCTGCGTCTGCAATGTCAACTCTGTCAGTAAATACTGCTGTTGCACGTTGTATAAATTCTACTGCATCAGTGCCACCTAATCTATCTGTGTTAGATGCTGTACCGTGAAATCTTTCTACTCCACTTTGTACACCTGTTGCATCATCCGAGTCAACTAATGTAATACCTTGGTGTATGTAACTAAAGCCCTGTATAGAACTTCCAGTGTCTAATGTAAATGCATCTTTTGATGCAACAAACATTGTTTTATTATCAACTATACCTTTTAAAACATAGTGTTCATGCGGTAATTTTAATTCTGCTGTAGTGTCACTAGGCGATAATAAGTTATCATAAACTAGTGTTTCTACCCATTCTGTTTGGTTAGCACTTGCTTGCTTTGGTCCAACTAATACAAACGCAGAACCGTTATATACGTGTAACTGTTGTTGTACATCATCAAACCATAAATCACCTTTGATTACATTTGATGCTGATGGAGTGCTTGGCAAAACACCAACTCTTAAATTTGCTAAAGGATTGAAAAACTTATTTGCATTACCGTCATATACTTTAAGTCTTCCAACGCCTTCGTCGTCTGTATCAAACCAAAGTTGACCAGCAATAGGTCTTGGAGGTTGGTTTGCCGAAGCAAAGTTTTCTAACAATGATACAAAATTTTCATTTTGCAATTCACCGTACCCTGAATAGTTCTTACCGACTAGTTTTAAATCAGTAGTATTATCAATAGTACCGTCTTCTATTATTGTTAGAATAGTATTATTTGTTTTTTCAATAGTATATGCCATTATTTTTCATTCCCTATGTGCGGTATATGTATTTATCAGTATTAGGACCAATTAGTCTCTGACTGTTTGGTCCATACTTTACCACTACCAGGGTCAGTTACTTTCCAAACTTGCTTCTTACGTGTTACTGACAATGATACTGTACCCGTTGCACTGTTAAAGTTAATATCTTCTAATAGAGCTTGCGGATTTTGCCCTCCATCTGCTCCTCCAATACCAGTAAAATCAACTGATATAGTTTCTTTTGTTGCAGATCCTGCAACGTCAATACCTGTAACTGCACCACCATACTGTGTAGTAATAATGTTTGCTACACTATTAAGTGTCTTTGCTGTTGGGTCTTGATAAAAATTAAGCATTGACTGTAATTCCTCATCAATACTTGAATAATTTGCTGTTGGTAAGCCAGTAATATCAATTTGCATCATTACTGGTGAAAATGCTAATTCTGTATCTACATATCCTTTAGTTACTACATGATCATTTGTATCTTCAGTATCACTAGGATTATCTACAACGTGTCTAGCACTTAACGGCGTACCAACATTTTTAATTTTAGTAGCATTAAAGTCAACTGCTGACTGACTTACAATCTTTAAGCCTGCATTAAATGTAGTAATTGTTGGCGTTGCTGGGGTTGTTCCTTCGTTATATGTAATTGTTAGTCCTGGGCCCGGTATTGTACTACTTTGTCTTACTCTTACAGTATCTAAAATACCAACATTTGCTAATCCTGATGCTGTTGTAATATCTGTACCAAGTGCGCCTGACGATATTACATCATGCCCATTAATTTTATATGTTTCGCCTGTAGGAATATTAACACTATCATTCAATTCAAAGAATGGACCATTAGTTAAGTCATTAATCCATTTGATAGTTTTGTCATTTGCATTAGTACTACTAGGTGCGCCTTTAATTGTAACACCTGCACCAGTTGCAGTTGCATCTGAACGCTGTATTATATTTGTTGCTGTAATGTTTACACCGCCACTTGTTTGTAAATCACCTTTACCGACTATTGTTATTTCATCATTTCCAACAAGAAAGCTATTGTTTATTGGTTCAATAACCAATTTGAATGAGTTGTTAACAATATCAACCTGATATTCTTTAAATGTACCTGTTGCTAATATAGTATTACCTGTATGACTTTGTGTTACTTGGTCACCTACCGCAAGTGTGTCAGCAAATGAGCTATTAACTTGTCCTGATAAAGTTATAATTGTATCTGCATGTCCAAGTTCGATATTATAATCATCAACTGTTAATGTTGCTGTTTCTAAAGTAGTATTACTACCTTCAATAGTAATATCGCCTCTAACTCTTATATCACCAAATACGTCTAATGTAGCTGTTGGTTCGTCAACAGTTACGTTAATTCCCATATATCTGTTAACAGCGTCAACACGTATTGGATCAAATTGTCCAACAACGTTTGATGCAACTAGTCTAAATCCTTGATTAACAAGATTACTGGATAAGTTAAGGAATGTTCCAGAAACATTTAATCCTGCTTGTCCTGTGTCACCAATTGTTAATCCGCCCTTAGTTTGAATATTCAAAATACCAGTAGTTGTGCCTTCTGCATCAGATGGTAAAAACTGAGATGCTGTTTTTCTTCTTAGTAGTCCTGTATTTGGATCAGTTTCTGAAGTAATTAAACTTGTTGCTGAATCAGCAACACCTCCGATTCTAAAATTATCTTTATCAACAATATTAATACCCTTTAATACATCACCTGTTAATCCTGGTAATAAATCAACGTCATCGGGTCTTGGTGTAAATGTGTCATTACTAATATAAGCAAATGCTGCATTACCAACTGACCATTTAATAACTGTGTAATTCAAACTTCTTGTATCAACAATTCTTAATGTTTCAAATCCACTTTTACCTTGAGATGAAGTATATGGAGGTCCTACTAGTACTATGTCGCTTCCGTCAAAGAAGTATAACTGGTTGTCATCATTGTTTATCCAAATGTCACCTGCCACCATTTGTGGTTGTGTTGCACTAATAATTGGACCGTTTGCTTTAAACGTTGTTCCGTCATACACTTTTAATCTATTTTCACTAGAATCAAACCAAAGTTGACCAGTAATTGGTGTTCCTGGAGTTGCTGTACCGCTAAAGTTTTCTAAAAGTTTAATAAAGTTTTCGTTTATAACTTCGCCAAAACCTGTATAGTTTCTTCCAATTAGTGTAATGTCTGATGATGTTGTATCAATCTGTCCGTCAACTAGTTCTACTAGTAACGATCCGTCTGTTTTGTTTAGTTTATAACTCATTAGCCCCCAACTCCTGTGTATATAATATAATTAACTGTTAAGTATGGGTTCATTAAACTTACAGCATCTCCTGTACCGCCAGTTTCCATGCCACCTGTTCTTGGATATTTTAATCCGTTTGCTGTTCCTACTAAGTTTGTATCAATAATAGCATCACTATCACCTGTTGTAGTTGAATCAGGATTAATAACATAATACTGTTGCGGTGTTGCTCCATCATCTTTAAGTTCATGTTTGTGATCAGGTAAATTATCAACTGTAATAGTTGTAGTTTCAGTACCACTTTTAGCACCCAATGTATCTGCTGACGGAACAATATTTGCTGCTGTGCCGCCCATGTTATCTGCACCTAACGGTAATCTTCCTCTTAAATCAGGTATTGAAAAGTAGCCTGTTGGAGAATTATTATCGTATGTGTTACCAATAACTTGAGATAGTTTTTCGTATGCTGAAGTTAGTTCGTTTTGTCCATGACATAGTAGCCACCCATCAGGTGCTGTAGCACCTGCATACGGAGCAATAGTGCCCACTGGTGTTAATCCTGTAATTTGATCAAATATTGTTGATCTTCTTACTTTGTAAATACCAATTTCGCCACTAACTCTGTTAACTAAAAATTCATCGTCTGTTTGTGAATTATCTTTAATAGTTTTAGCAGATATAAATTCGTTTGTAACTTGTGTTTGGAAAGTAACTGTACCTTGTTGACCGTCAAAGTCAATATCGAGTAAACTTTCAACGTCACCTGTCATTCTAAATACACTTGGCGATGATAGTTTATCAGCACTACCTGCTCTACCACTAACACTACCTTGTACGTTTCCGTTTAAAGAACCTACAAACTCAGTAGCATACATTGCTTTCCATTTATTTGTTGTACTACCTATTGATCTTAAATTATTATCCTGAGGAAGAATGTCATTCAATGACGAGTTACCTAGTACACTAATACCGGCACCTACTGTTAAGTTCTTTGCTACAGCTGCACCACCTGCTAAAATTAATGATCCTGTACTTACTGATGTACTATCAGTTAATCCGTTAATAATTACGCTCGAGTCAGTCTGTATGTCGCCGCCGACATCTAATGACTTTTCAGGGTTTAAATTGTTTATACCAATATTAGTATTACTATTAATCCTTAATGGAGTTGCTGTTACACCCGCATTATTAGTTTTAAAATCAATACTTGATCCGCTAATATCATGACTAATAACGCCTGCTTGACCGGTAATTCTTAATCTTAACGAATTACTAAGCCCAACACTTATTCCTCCATCATTTTTAATATTAAGTTCTTGCTCTGCAATATTAATTGCACTCTTTCTCATAAAGTCTGTGGACGGAACTACAGCACCATCAATTACTAAATTTTCTGCTTTTTCTGCTGTTCCTAAATATTTAGGAATACCGTCGCCTGTAATATCTTCTGTAGATAAATTATAACCTGGCTTAATAATATCAAAACCTTCGATATCTGTTTTTGGTATAAACGTATCCTTTGACATAATAGCAACAACTTTGCCGCCTATTTCAACTTGTAAAATATCAAATATAGCATCAGTAGTAGAAGTAACTTTTACAGGTTTAGTACCTGTAGCTAATCCTTCTGCAAATTCAGGACCTACTAGTAACCAGTTTGACCCTGCAAACAAATATAACTGTTGGTTATCAGTATCAACCCAAAGATCACCTACGACCGAGTTAGATGCTTCGGGTGCTAAATTAGCTTTCTTCAAGCCACCTGCAGCTACCCAAGTAGTACCGTCATATAATTTAAGCTGGTCAACTCCTGGTGTTGTATCATACCAAAGTTGTCCTTCTGTAGGATTAGTTGGAGATATTGTATGTGCAAAATTCTCTAATAGATGTAAAAAGTTTTCCGAAATTGCTTGTCCATACGCTGTTGTATTTCTTCCTGGTAAACTTAAACTAGTTTCTGCGTTAAGTGTATTGTCCTCAATTACAATTACACCCTTATTAACCTGATCTGAATATCTAATATTATATGCCATGTCTACGCCTCATTAAATCCGGTTAAACTTTGGACCCTTACTGTATAATCAATCTGTATAAGTCTGTTTAAACTCTTTTGTACTGGGTGGAAAATAACATGTGTTAAAAGTTTTCCTAGGCCAGTTCCTTGTGCTGAACTTACTAGTCCTAATTCGTCAAAAACAAATAAACTTTCTGTATCTGATGCTGTATCAAAAGCGTCTTGCCCGCTGGGCTCACCGTAATCTAATAAACAACTTACAAGTATATCAGTATAGTTTGTACCACTTACGTGTCTTGTTTCAATTTTGTTTCTTACAGGATCAGTATTATTAGGATCTACAGCAACAATTTTTTCAAATGTTTGATTATATAAACTTGCATTTGAGCCTGTTGAGTTAGGAGTTAGATAGGTAATAATTCCTGTTGGATCAACTGATGTTCCACCGTTACCAAATGCCATTTTGTAAATTGGCCCTTGCCCTACTGAAGCTAAACTTTCAGCAAGTGCAATACTCATGTTCTCGTAGTGGATAGCGTTCCTTTTATCAATAAGAACTTCTCCCGATCCTGGGTCTGTAATTTTAATGTGTCCTTGTAAAAGTACACCATTCATGTCTTTAAATTTGTCTGTCATATTATCCACCTATACTGTATTTATTTTGGTAAGTCAATTGTTTGATCTCTCAAGAACTCTGCAATTGGATTTTCTGCAACTCTTAGTGATTCTCCTGAACTTTGCCATATTTTTCCTATTTTCCTTATTATAAACACTTTAGTTCCTGCTACCGGAACAGTATTCAATGTTACTGTATTACTACTTAGCGTAAATTCTGCATCTACTGTAATATCTGCTTCTGGACTATCTTGATCAATAGTAGTATCAAATACTTGTATTGCATTTTTTCTTAGTCTTCTACCTGCAACAAATACCTCAAATTCGTTAATATTAGTTGTAGCCCAGTCTAATATATACGATGCTGTTGAACCGTCTGCTTCAAACTGTAGTGTTCTTATCTCATCAGTATAAGGAACTGTTTGATAAGCACTCTGGTCCATCATTTCTTCGCCTGCTTTGTATACTTCTTTAACACCTGTACCTAATGTACCACGTCTTAATTGAGACAGTACATTATTTTCTACTTTAAAGTATTCTATTCTTTCTCCGTCTATAAACACTACTCCAGGAACATTAATACTAGGGTCTGGTTGACTAATTCCTTCTGCACTAATTAGTGTAATACTATCGTCATAGTAGTTTAAATTTTCATCTAACGCATAAATCTTACTATTATTTAAGCGTTTGTAATGAGTTCTGTTTAACATATCTTTGAATATTCTAAATCCAAATTTTTCATTAGCACGGTTACCTGCAAAATGTACAATATCTAGTCTGTCGCTCTTTACTAACGGCTTTGTAACTTTTAAATATTTTAAATTTTCAGTTATTGTATAATCTATGTTAGCAGATAATAACTGCCCGTTCAATGATACCCAAAGATATGCTGGATCAATTGCTGGGCCCCGTAATTCTACTAACCCTTGTGTTAACTTGTTGTATTCGTAATAATCATCACTGTCTATTACAAGTGTACTTCGTGTAATAATATCCTGTGTGATACGTTCTATATTTTGTATGTCATGTTTATTAAATTTATAAACATCTACCTTAGTACCTGTTGTTGGAGTATTGTTAAGGATAACTCTATCTCCAGATTCAACTCCTTTAAATCCAGTTACTTGAGTTGCTGTTGCTCCACTTGATAGTCCTTCAATTTGTATTGTTGGATCATTTGTTAGTGTTGCTAGAATAGCAGTTGAGTCACCGATTACTGTAAGTTTACTACCTGTAAACGTTCTTACTGTTGCTTCGTGTTGTGTACTATCTGCAGATCCTATACGAACTTCTTCGTTCTGTGAAAATTGTCCTGTAATCGAATCGCTGTCTAGTGTCAATTCAACATTTCTATCAAACTCGTATTCACCGTCATTAAGAACAAATACATCTAAAGTATCACCATTGGATCCTATGTTGTCAAATAATATAACAGCACTATTATTGAAATCCCAGTTAAAGTCTTGTAAGTAAGTTAGTTGTATATCGTTAAGGTATACAGCAATATCTTCCGGACTAACTGATGCTCTTGCTACTTGATGTAAATCAAATGTATATTCTCTGCTAGGAGATATTATAAACTGTTGATTGTACCCTGGATATAATATTTTATTATCAACTTTAACAACTACATTGTGGCTTAATGGTAATGAACTTGTAGGTGCTGTTGATAATGTAAATCCAACACTACTTCCGTCACCTTCAAATCTATCTACAGTTACTTCACTATAACTTACACTAGTTGATGCATATACAGCATAATATATAAACGACCCTGCTTCTGGAGGAGTAATAAATTTAAGTCCTACTAAACCAGCCCTGCCATCGTACGATGAATCTGTTTCAAATATTTCTGCAACAGCTTTAGTGCCATCTATACTGATATATGTTGATATGTTTTGATTCCATAAAACATTAGTTACAAATATTTGTGTACTTCCGTCTGCAATAAAGTTATCAATATCAAGTATATTTTCTCCGTTGCCAGCCATTGATATGATTGACACACGTTGTCCTACATTTAATGCTTCAGTAAATGTTATTGTCTTACTAGTAAAATTAATTTCATATGGTAATTCATTTTCTTCGTTTGGTCCCAATATTATATTATCTACTTTAACTATTAGAGATTCAATATTATGTGGTAACAAACTTAAATCAAATACTTTGTTTTGTGTTGCTGATGCTGTATAGTTTCTTACAGCAATAGCACTTCCGCCGTCTGCTACTTTATCAATTACTGTAATGTCTAATGTGTCTAACAATTGTCCTGGAACTAATTCTTCAGGTCCTTTAGACGTTGTTGACGATACAAAATTATCTCCGTCAATTGTTATATCTTCAGATTTTAATCCTGTTGCTGTGCCATATGCAAGATTGCCGCCTTCTACTACAGTATCAAGTGTAAATGTATCAGGAAGGAAACTACCATCACTGGACGCTTTTCTAACAATAATAGTATCACCGTCTACTAATGGCTTATTAATATCAAGCCCATCGTTGTCAGTATAAATTATTGTTTGCTCGCCGTCGCCTGTTAAACTTTGTGTTATTGCATTTGGATTTGCTACAGGATTGCCTGTGCCAAAGTTTGGATCATCAATTCTTACACCATTTAGGTATATGTTGTAAACTTCAGTATCTTCTAAAGGCTTAGAAAGAGTTATTTGTGTTGTACTTCCGTCTAGTGTAATTATTTCATCTTCAAATGCATCATCATAACTATCCCAGTTATTTGCATACCAAGGAGCATTATCCCAACCTAAGTCTTGACCAAATTCGAAACTCTTAACTTGTACGCCACCGTAATCAACGCCATCCATTAACTGTGCAAAGTCTTTACCATAAAGGCCTGTTTCTGCTTCATAAAGGAATTGTATACGTTCTGCTGCATTAAGTAGTTCTAATGATCTATTGTAAGTAACTACAATAGTAGAACCTAACAATGGTGCAAAACTAAATTCAATTTGTCCTGTATTTCTTGTATACCCTTTTGTTACATCTGAAACATTTTTATATATGTATTGACTACTTAACGCTTGTATACCGTCAATAGTTATATCAATAGCATTTGTTTTTAATTGTACTGGCCATTTTGTATTAAATTTAAGTTGACTTCCGGTTGCTGTAAATGTTTCAACTTCTTGTATATCAGATAAACTAACCTCAGAAGCAATTCTATCAAACTTCTGTGCAATCCTTGTTGATCTAATTTTACCGTTAATTAGTATAACTGAAACAATTGGCTGTGTGCCGTTTGTTTGAGTTCCTTCAAACTGTATTTGCGGAGCTGAGTAATATCCTGTGCCAGGATCTAGAATTTCAATTTTCTTAATTATTCCATTACCAATAAATGCTCTTGCTGTAGCACCTGTGCCGCCACCGCCGACAAATGTTACTAGTGGTGTCTCGGTATATCCAGACCCACCGTCTTTAATAAGTACTGATCCTACACTGTAAGAAGAATTATCTACCCAATGTTTTGCAGGATATTGTGTTACATCTGTAAGAACACTTGACAATACGTTATCTTTGACAATAAAGTCAGACGGTATAATTTTATCAAGGTTACTATTATATTCAGCTGGTAAATCGTAATCTGCTATAACTGAACTTGTATTATCATTCCCTTCATATGCACTTAAATATTCTCGTATATTAGTTTTATAGGGCTTAACTTCATTTACATATTCTTCAAAACTAGGTAAGTTATCATTTTGATAATTAGTTTTTTGTATTAATTTACCAACATTATGTTTTGCTTTAATAAAACTAGTTTTAAATGCCCAATCTACATATGTTTGTTCTGAGAACACATATCTTAAACATGCAAAAAATAGATTGTTATATTCTATTTCTAATTCGCCTATAAAGAGGTTATCACGTAGTGCTATTAGTATTTTACGTAATGCTGTCTTATTAGTAGCATCACTACTAATTGAATCTACAAACTGTAACGTGCCGTTTTCTCTACCAATTGTTCTATAGTTTATTGTATAGTCAGGAACATCAGCATTTAATGTTTTCTCTAAAAGTAACCAACCGCCGGTTCCAACATTTTCAACTTTAACAATATCACCGATACCGTCATTAATAGTATTCAACTCATATGTTTCTTGAATAAGATAATCAATCGATGTTAATTGACTGTATCCTGTTTCATACCAATCTACATAGTTCCAATAATCAGATACATCAAACAATTCTTGTGAACTAATTTCAAATTTTTCTGTTGTGCTGTTCCAAGCATATATTGCCCAGTCACCGTCTAGTGTTGCATCAGCATTTACTAATACACTTAACGGACGTATAGTTAATGTTAACGATTCAGCGTAGTTCGTGCCACCGTTAATAACTGTTACAGAAGTTAATTGTCCCAGAGCATTAATTGTACTTTCTAACTCTAAGCCTTCACCTGTACCGTTTATTGTAATTTTTGGTCCGCGTCTAGTGCCACCTACGTTTATATTATAAGAAGGGTCTGCATAACTATAGCCTTTATCAATAATATTAACTTGTGTTACTATGCCGTTAACAACAACTGGTTCTATTTGTGCAACTTTTGCTTTCGCTGTACCAATAGTAGTTAATTCTGCATCAGTATCAACTTGCCTATCCCATAATGCAGAGATTGCACTTGGTGCAGGGTCTTTTTGTAATAACGCTGTGATATTATAATTATCATCAATTAACTTCTCTTTTATAACAGAATTTACTCTGGTAAATGCTTGAGTAGTTGCTTCAACCCTATCTACAAACCAACTTTGTCTTGGTCTGTTTAATATACCGTATTTTTGCTTTGTACTTAATGCTGGATCTGGTACAGGTCTTCCATATGCATCTTGTCCTATGATACTATCAAACCATTTAAGCTCTAACGTTGATTTAGGTTTACTTGTATATAACCCTTCACTAATTATCTGGTACTCGTTATGTACATTAATAGTTTGATCGTCAATAGTAAAGTATCTAAAATTAGCTGCTACTTCATCATTTACAAATAATTTATCACAGTTTCTAGTTACAAAACTATTTTCAGAAAGCATATTAGCAAACTTTAAGTTTTGTGAAACCGGATCTGCTATTATTGCTGCAACATCATATGCAGATTTAGATCTATTTTCAGTGTCTGGTGTAATTTTTTTATCTTTAACCCAGAAATAATATTTTGTAGTAAACGTACTTGAAATCTTATCGTATTCTTTTCTAGTACAATATGCTGTTTCACCGTATTTTGTTTTACCACTTATTCCTTTACGTACTCCTGCAGGCGTATCTGCTTGTGTGTCCCACTGTGTTGGAGTTAGTGTTGTTTCGATCCATTCATAAATATCTATCGATGCACCCGGTGCTAATGTGTTCCAGCTATTTGAACTGTAAATTGAATCGCCTTGATATGCATTTAAGAATTTTGTTGTACTTAAATCCCACCAAAGTTTTCCAATATTTGTTACACTCCAACTATTATACTCATCAACTGTTACATTTGTATCTGAAGCAATAGTGTATGTTGCAGGATCGTAATAAGTTTTAAATGCTAAATCTTGTTCTGCAATTCCTGATATTTTACCTTGTACCGGATCAATTAAATCTAGTGAAGTTAAATAATTATTTGAAGTAGTGTTGTATAAAAACGATCCTTTAAACTTATCAAGGTCAACTTGCGGATTTGGTTTTCTACTTAATGTCCAAGTATTAACGTTATCTTTTTCAAACTGTACAACTTTACCTACTTTGTCGCCAACTGTGTCGTTTATTAATCCTACGTAAACTTTGTCATTCTTAATAATAATATCTCGACCAAAGTCTTTAACATCAAAATCTCTGTATGATAGTTGTTGTCCGTACACTAGTGCATCGTTAATTCTTTCGTACAAGTAAATAGCACCACTGTCAATAATTGTTCTACTAAAGTTTGTAAACCCATTATCAAAAACTGTTCCGTCATTATCATATGTAGTATCTAATTCAATATTTCCGTTAGCACTTGACACAGCTAATTGATTGCCGTCAAAACTTAGTTGGTAACCAAAGTTCTCAATTGGTTCGCTGTTCTGTGCAACTAATGTTTGTATTAATTCATACCCTGTTTCTTTTTGTGAATATACAAAAACTTGTCCTTGTCTAGCGGACAAATATGTTGAGCCTGGAGCACCTACTGCAATTAGTTTTCCGTCATCAGCGACACTAATTGTTTCGCCAAACTCTATTGCATCGCTTGGAATTTCTAAAATTTGGTATAAGTTATAATGTTCATCATGATACTTGTAAACTGATACACGCTTTATATCACCGTATGCCGATATTGCAGCAATTGTTTTTCCGTCATCACTAACATCAAACGATGATCCAAAATCTGTTACATCATTCTCTAACGTTGAATCCTCAGCATAATTATATCCTAGTGTGTTAGGAATAGATCCAATAAAATCAATATGGTCGTTAAGCAGTATCCATTTAGATGCTGTAAATGCTTCGCCTTGAATGTTAGTTAATGCTTTATAAAAATTATTATTGTAATATACAATGTCATCAATATAATATATTATTGAATTATTATAAATGCCTCTAAACTTGTCATCTTTAGATAATTGCCAGTCATATACTTTGCCAGTTTCGCTTGTACCTTTTAGTACTGAGTAAATCTTGCCTGCGCCTTCTTTACTGTTTATTAGTAACTTGTACAACTCTCCAGTTTTAACTATTTTTAATTGTTGTCCTAGTCTTCTTTCACTTATCCTATTTGGTAATATAAACCCATTTACTAAGTCATAACTCGAAGTTGTTGTATTATATTCATAAACATAAAATACGCCTTCGTTAGTAAACGAACTTGCAAGTGCTGTATTAACTACTGGTATGTTATATACCTTTTCCCAATCATTATTTGCAACTTCAGGAACTAGTGATAAACGCTGTGTTCCGTTTCTATTTTCTTCTACCCATGTAAAGTACTCTAAATCAAATCCTGATATTACATCACTATCAAACGAAGCAATATCAGTTGCCCTATTTCGTGTTGGTATTGGTAAGTTCTGTGTATGATCAAATACAAATAATTTACCAATTGTGTTATCACTAATTGAAGTTCTTATTGATGTACCTATTACATTTGACTGAGTTTGTACTGAATCAATAAAGCGTATTTCGTATGCTGGTAAACTTTGTGCGCCAGCAGGACCGTAATCTGCACCTTGTGTAAATGATCCTGAAATAACTTTGATATAATATCTTGCATCATTACCGTCTCGTTGGTAATAAACAATCTCAGCTTTACCGTTAGTGCCTTCTACTAGTGTATCTCCAATCGATACTTGATTAGTTGTATCACTTAATAATACATCAACGTATCCGTCCCATATATCACTAGGTACATGAGTACCATTAATAATTTCTGTAGTTAATCCACTAAATGTTTCGTCAGCTATTGTGCCATCTATATTTGTAATCTTGTTTAACCAAACACCAACCTTAGGATTTAATCCTGCTGCACGGTCTGCAACAACTTTGTCACTTATAGTCTTGTCTGCTCTAAGTAACCATTTTGGTGATAACAAGTCAATTCTTGCATCAGCGGCTGTGTTAGCATTACCGTTATAACTTATGTTAGTAATATAATGACTTTGCTTTTGAAGTACTTTACCAGTTGTAAGTTGTACTGGCGGTATACTAAGCAAACTTTGTATACTTGACTTATATGGAAGTGGTGCTGACACATCGCCAACTAATCTTACGTCTTTTAGTACTATACTAGGAGCGTAATCAACTAATCTTGCATTTGGATTAATTTTAAACCCAGGCTCAATAGTATCTAATGATATTTTCCAATATCCGCCCAATACATCACTAGTTTCAATTTTTTCATGTGCAGGTCTTATAAATTCACCAATTCTAAATGTTGAACTTATTTCAAGTGTTCCTGATTCAGTAAACACACCATTTTTACTGTTAGCGTATATTACTAGTTTACCTAATTCAAATTTAGTATATACAACTGTTGCATTTCCTGTACTAGTTGTTATTTCGTCCCCTATTACAGGAACGTTTAGTGGATCAAGTATATAAAATATTTCATCTACTTTACTTTGAACTGTATGCACATTACTTGTAAGCCAGTTAGTGTCTACACGAACGTCTGTATCAATAATTTCAACACTAATAGTACTATTAGTATAGTTAACTCCGCCTGTGATTAAATTAACAGCAGTTATTCTACCGTTTGTAACCGTTGCCGATGCTGTTGCACTATTGCCAGTGCCAGTATCTGTAATTTTTATTATAGGAGCAGTATACCCTGTACCTTGAATAGGAGTAGGATTACTTGGATCAGCTAAATCGTTTTTAATTGTTAGGTTATAAACTGTACCATTGCTGTCTAATTCCCATTCTAACTCGCAACCAAATCCAATCATTCTATTATCAAACAGTGATCTAACTTTTCTTAGGTTTCCGTTGAAGACTCCTCCAGGAATTGCACTGCCTTGGAACTGTGCGCCTTGTGTATTATTTGTTCCGTCAACTAGTGTATCAATAGCATATGTTGTATACAAATAAACTTCTTTAGTTGACTTAACTTTTACATAATACTTGTTGTATTCCAGTCCTGTAATACCTTTATTTTGTACTACATTAAGCGGCAATGTTTGATCTGAATTATCAAACCCTGATGTTGAAATAGTATCATTAGGAATATCAGTAACTAATATTTCGTCACCGTCTAACAACCCATGCTCTAAGTTTGTTTGTAATCTAATACCTGTAGTAACGTTTGTTACGTTTTCATACTCAGGAGGAACACTTTCAAATTTAATATCAATTATTTCAAACTTATCAATTGGTTCGTAACCATGACTTACTTCATTCCAATCAAAGTATACTTTATCTCCAGGTACACTACCTTCGTACGCTCCCGCTGGAGCTCTTACTAAGATGTGATCTGTTTCAGTATTAGGTAATGGATAGTCACCTGTTAATATATTTTTACTTTCGCCAACAGCTTCCCAGTTAGCGGGTATTCTTGAACCCGGATTTGACCTTGCTACAGCAATGTAAATATCTCCAAGGTATGTTGTAATATTTCCAACGTTATATAGTGTAGATTCACTAAACGAACTATATTTGTTTAGCAAGTAATCTTTAACTTGTGGTGCTGATTCAAATGTATCAAAAACAACATTTGCTGTTTGACCTTTTACAATTCTTCTTGCTTTCCATAAACTGTTGTTATACTCAACAATAGATGCAAACGGATATTCTACACTTGCATTAAAATCATCTTTAAAGTTAGATTTTACATTTGATGCATCTGGTGCTGCAATTACTAAGTATTTGCCGTCTGTGCTCATTGTAATTGATTCACCAAATTTTGAATTTGCTTGTGCTATATCGGTTATAGGTGCAATTTCTTGGACCAATGTTGTAGTTGTGTCATCGCTAGTATAAACAAGTACTTTTCCATCTTCATTGTTTGGAGCACCTATAGCAATTATTGTATTATCATTAGATGCAGTTATTGAACTACCAAAATTTGGATTAGTTGAGTCAGACTCTAAA